AACACGACTGATGCCGTGTCCTTGAAGATTATGCAAGGAACACTTATCCAGACCCAGCGTGCTGATCTGTGCTTAGACGCAATGGCTGAGGGTTGTACCCATATCTTGTTTGTAGATTCAGACATGACCTTCCCACAGGACATGATTGAGAGACTTCTTGCGCATGACTTGGATGTCGTGGCAACGAACTGCGCAAGGCGCAGGATGCCGACAGGTCCAACTGCCCAGCGCTATGACGAGAACGGTGAGCGCGTGCTCATCTACACAATGCCAGACTCCACAGGGATTGAGGAAGTCGGCTCTATCGGCATGGGCGTGATGCTCATCAAACGCAAGGTCTTCGAGGCTTTAACAGAACCTTGGTTTGAGACTCCTTGGCGCAATGACAAGCGCGGGTATGTTGGCGAGGATGTTTTCTTCTGTCGTAAAGCACAGTCGGCTGGCTTTAAAATCTACATAGACCACGATGTGTCCAAAGAGATCGGACACATTGGGACATTTGAATTCAAGCACGATCACACTTGGGTGATGCGCGACTTGGAGAAAGCACAAAAGGCTGAAGATGGCGCTCACAACCTATGCTGAACTGAAGACATCTGTCGGGGACTGGCTTAATCGCTCAGACCTGACTACTGCTATTCCTGACTTTATTAGTCTGGCAGAGGCTCAGATCGAGCGTAATCTGCGCACCAGACAGATGATCGTGCGTGCTACCGCGTCGATCACTACCGAATACTCCGCAGTCCCAGATAACTTCTTGGAAGTTAAGTCCTTCAAACTCGACACCAATCCAGTCACGCCATTGCAGTTTGAGACCATTGACTCAATGGACACTCTGGCGGTTACATATCGCACATCGACTAAACCTATATTTTTTACCGTGGTGGGTGAGCAGTTTCGCTATCTACCAGTACCAGACGCTGCCTACACAGGCGAGTTGATCTATTACGCAAAGTTGAGTAAGTTATCAACTAGCAACACAACAAACTGGCTGCTGACTGCTGCACCAGATGTTTATCTCTATGGCGCTCTCATGCAAGCAGCACCGTATCTGCAAGATGATGCGAGAATTACGGTATGGGCATCGATGTACCGATCTGGTCTTGAAGAGGTTACAAAGGCAGATGATCGTAGCTCTTCAACTGGTGGTGTACTGATCACACGCGCAAGAACTTTGGGATAACAGATGCTAGTGAACACAACAAAAGGCGAGATGGATGCGTCCTTGCTAGAGAAGCGAGAAGGCACTATCGACACCGACAACGAGACGACGAACTGGGTGGAATATTGGCTAGAAGGCGAGCTTGTGCATCGCTCAGTCCATATGACCTTAAAACGAAATGTGACTGGTGAAGCAGTCGCTCAATCTTTAAGTTAAGGAAATTTATGGCTAACACGCAAGCAATGTGTACAAGTTTCAAGGTTGATTTACTCAACGCTGTACACGCATTTTCTACTAGCGTACCAGCTCACACAGCAGGTACTGCCGACACCTTCAAGGCTGCCTTATACCTTGCGTCTGCCACGGTTAACGCAACGACAACCGCCTATTCGTCTACTGGTGAGGTGACAGGCACTAACTACACGGCTGGCGGTGCTACGGTGACATTTGGTACAGCGCCAAGCTCTACCAGCACGACAGCATTTGTGACTCCAAGTGCATCGATTAGTTTCTCTAATGTGACCCTATCAACTGCCTTTGATGCGGTCTTGATCTACAACTCAAGCCAGTCTAATAAGGCGGTCAGCGTCCACACCTTCGGTTCACAGACCGTAACGGCTGGAACATTTACCTTAACCATGCCGACAAATGATTCAAGCACAGGCTTGATCAGACTCGCTTAATAAAGAGGCAGCAAGATGGCTGCTTACGGCTCTGGCAGATATGGCTACGGTAATTGGGGCATCGGAGAACTTAGTGCTGCAATTACAGGCAACTCGTCAACTCTTGGCGTTGGCACTCTACTAGCCAGCAGATCAATCCAAGAAGATGGGACGATTGCGACAGGTAATGTCGGAACGGTCGGCATCTCCAGAACTATTGCGATAACAGGTAACTCGTCAACCTTATCTGTTAACTCAGTCTTAGTATCTCCAATTCTTACAGGCAACTCGTCAACTGGTGCTGTCGGCACGATGTTGGCAGAGACCATCTCCTTTGTTGATATTACTGGCGTTGGCGGTACTGGCTCAGTCGGTAGCGTTACAAATGCGGTATCTGTTGCGATAATTGGGGTTGAGGCATCTGGCTCTGTCGGGACAATCATTGGCTACGGCTGGAGCGTAGTAGCAGACACGGCAGAAACTTGGACGGCAGAGACAGATACGCCAGAGACTTGGACAGCAATCGCAGACAATTCAGAAACATGGACGCAAGTCCCAGCATGAAGGTGAAATATGGCAGATTCAACAACATCCAACCTTTTACTTACTAAACCAGAGGTAGGCGCATCCACAGATTCGTGGGGAACAAAGATCAATACCGATCTAGATAGTATTGACGCGCTCTTTGCAGCAGCAGGTACTGGCACATCGGTAGGTCTTAATATCGGTAGCGGTAAGAAGCTCAAACTGGTTGGCGATGTCATTGACACCAATGGCAACGAGCTTCTGAAGGTAACTGCAACAACATCGGCAGTCAATGAAGTAACTCTTGCAAATGCTGCTACTGGTAGTAATCCTGTTTTATCAGCGACTGGTGGAGATACAAATATTGGTATTACCCTAACTCCAAAAGGAACGGGTATTGTTGTATCTACATCTGACGCATCTATCTCAGGTCTTACTGTTGGTAAAGGCGGTGGTGCTGTTGCTACTAACACGGCTGTGGGTGCTAGTGCTTTGGGTGGAGGTTCTCAATCAGGTGGAACAAATGCCGCTTTTGGAAACAATGTTTTGGCGGCAAATACAAGTGGTGGTTCTAATACCGCAATGGGTTATTACACTTTAGCCAGCAATACAACTGGTGGATATAACGTAGCGATAGGTGGAAATAGTTCAAATCCAGCGTTATATAGTAATACAACTGGTTCTTACAATACTGCGTTAGGTTCTGCGGCACTTCAAGCCAACACCACAGCATCTAACAACACAGCAGTAGGTTATCAAGCTGGGTATAGCAATACTACTGGTGCGTACAATGCTTTTTTTGGTGCTCAATCAGGCTATTTAAACAGCACAGGCGGAAATAATAGTGGTTATGGTTTTTATTCTTTAAATAAAAATACTACAGGGCAAAACAATAATGCTTTTGGTAGAGAAGCATTGTATTCAAATACAACTGCTAGTTATAACTCTGCTTTCGGAACAGGCGCACTTTATTACAATACTACTGGTGCTAATAATTCGGCTTTTGGTGAATCTGCTCTATTTAACAACACCACAGCCTCTAACAACACAGCAGTAGGTTATCAGGCAGGGTATGCAAACACAACTGGCGCATCTAATGCGTTTATTGGTTATCAAGCTGGAACAGCAAACACAACAGGAAGTCAAAACTCGTACTTAGGCTATTTTGCTGGTGGTGCAATGACTACTGGCAGTTCAAATACGATTGTTGGTCGTTTCACAGGCAACCAAGGTGGCTTAGACATTCGTACAGCAAGTAACCGCATTGTGCTGTCTGATGGGGATGGGAATCCTAGGGCATATACAGATAGTAATGGTAGATGGATTTTTGCTACAAACTATGCTGGAGAATTGATTACTGTTGCTAACCCAAACGCTTCCACACCATACGGAATATATAATGGTTTTAGTGGTGCTGCCCCAAACAACACAAGCCAATGGTTTCACCTTTCAGAAGATACAGGTGGTCTGCGTTTTGTTGTTAACTCAAATGGTGGAATCAAAAATTATTCTGCTAATAACACCAATCTTTCAGATGTGAGAGAAAAGACAAACTTTGCTGCATCTAAACCATATCTAGAAACAATCTGTTCTATTCCAGTTAAAACATTTAACTACATTGACCAAAACTTTGAAGAAGATGGCGGTTTAACTCTCGGTGTTATTGCACAAGAAGTCCAAGCTGTTGCGCCTGAGTTGATAATGGAAAGTAATTGGGGGACAGAAGAAGAACCAAAGATGCGTTTGTCTATTTATCAGACAGATTTACAGTATGCGCTAATGAAGTCCATCCAAGAACTAAAAGCAATCGTTGACGCACAAGCCGCAGAGATTGCGGAACTCAAAGCAAGATAAGGAGAAAACCATGTCAGAAATTACCATCACCCCTGAAGAAATTGCGAAACATTATTCTGCGTGTTTAGATAGTGTGAATTTGATACAGGCTGGACAGCCAGAAGGCATGACAGCAGAAGAGTGGGCAGACTGTCTTGAAAGAAATAAGGCTCACTTGAAAATCATGTTAGCCAAGGACTTTTGGACAACTGAGAACTTGACTCCACTAAGGACAGCCAGCGCATGACCTCAGAGCACACAACTGAAGGCGCTGCTGCGCTAATTACTAAGGCAGCACCTCCAGTCGGAGTATCCCTTGCAAGTGTTGCTGGCTTTCAAGTCAGCGAGGTATTGATCTGGGCTACTCTGATCTACACCGTCTTGATGATCTGCCATAAGTGCTACCAAATTTATAAAGACATAAAGAAGTGATGTGTTTGATCCCATCACCATTGGCGCTGCTTTCAAGGCAATGCAACTGGCTTATGACGGGATCACATACTGCTGCGATGCCTTGTCTCAGGGCAAGGTCGCTGTACAGAAGATAAAGAAGGCAACCGATGATGCCCAAGCAATCGCAAAGGAAGTCAAAGGGATATGGGGATTCTTTAGCGGACTATTTGGTGGCTCAAAGCCAGCCGAGTCCAAGCCAGCAGCCACAGAGCATAAGCCTGTGGCGAAAAAGAAAGAAACCTACACAACCCACATTCCTAATGAAGCCGAGATCGTCCAGCAATTCATTAAGCACTTAGGTGCTTTTTTTAGACACCACAAGGAGTTAACCGAGTATGTGGAAATTAAATATGAAGAAGTATTTTCAAGCGTTGATCCAGACCCTGAGACGATTCTGGAACTCTCTGTTTACAAAAACGAACTAGACCAGAGCTATGTCAAGTTGAGTGGAATGATGAGGGGTGCAAATGTGCCTTATCAGCTCGGACCACTCTGGGAGAACTACAACAGCATCTACTCCAAGGTTCAAGTAGAACAGCAAAAACGCAAGGAACAAATTAGAATTAGGAGACAGATAGAGGCTTACAGACAGGAAAGGTTCAGACAAGAAAAGATTGAGCTTGGCATGGGATTGTTTATCACGCTGCTCGTAGTTTCTTGGCTATACGCAGTATGGATAAATTCATTTATCGAAGCATTCTGATCCTTGTGTGTGTAATGCTGACAATTATCTTAATCATCACGCCAGTCTTGATTAGTATGTGGATCAAGATACAAAAAGCCGAGATTAGGTTGGAGAAAAAAGAGAGACAAATAAACCGACAATTAAGGTTAATGGAAAGGCAGAGCAATGAATGACTTACTCAATCTTCTCAAGGGTGTCGCACCCACGCTGGCAATGGCTGTCGCTGGTCCTTTGGGTGCTTCTGCTGTTACCGCTTTGGCTAGTAAGTTTGGCGTGTCTGATAGTGTTGATGCCGTTGCAAAGGCTATTGCTGGCGATCCAAAGGCTGCTGAAAAGATAGCAGAGCTTGAGCTGGAGATGGCGAAGATTGATGCAGCCAATACTGCCGACGCAAGGAAGATGAATTCAGAGATACAGAACTCTGCCACAGCGTCTTGGTTAGCAAAGAACATTGCCTATGTCATAGACACATCAATCATTGCTGGCGCTCTCACCATGACCTTTGTGGTGTTTATTGTTGGCGTACCAGAGCAGAATAAGTCGATGGCTTTCACGGCTTTGGGATCGTTGTGGACTTTGACGGGTACGGTGGTGAACTTCCATCGTGGTAGTTCTGCTGGTAGTAAGGCAAAAACTGAAGAGATGATGAAAGGTGTTAAATGATTGAATTCTTAAAGCAACTAATGCTGGCTAAGGTCAACCGTCCACAGCCAACTGTGGAAGAGGTCGAGGTACAGGTATGGTCTTTCGTCGTCAAGTCGATCACCATCATGGTTCTAG